GCCCCGATTCCGCATGGTCGCCTACACCGGCGGCGTGATGCGGATCACCGGCTTCCCGCACCCGGTCGTGGTCGATCTGGAAGGCCTGGCCATCGAGCGGCAGGACATTCCCGTTCGCCTGGACCACAACCCCCGGCAGGGCGTGGGCCATACCCAGCGCGTGGTGATCGAGAACGGCCAGATCATCGCCGAGGGCCTGGTCAGCCGCGACACGTCCTGGGCCCGGGACGTCGCCAAGAGCGGCGTCAACGGCTTCCCCTGGCAGGCCAGTATCGGCGCGGCCGTGATCGACGCGGAGTTCGTGCCCAACGGCAGCACCGTCACCGTCAACGGCCGGCCGTTTGCCGGGCCGCTCCACGTGGTCCGCAAGGCCACCCTCAAGGAAATCTCGTTCGTCGACAGCGGCGCGGACGCGGCCACGTCGGCCCGCATCGCCGCCCAGAACAAGGAACAGGAAGTCATGGAAGACAAGAACACCAGCACCCAAGACGACGCCCAGCAGGAAGCGGGGCAGGATGATGCCCAGGACCAGGCCGCTGATGCCCGTCGAACCGGCGCGGAGACCGAGACCCCGGCGAAGGAGACCCAGCCCGAGGCTTCGGCGCCCCAGACTCCCTCCGCCGTCCATGCGTCCGCCGCCGAAGACACCGGCAGCGACGCCGTGACGCGGATGCGTCAGACCATGGCCGCCGAGACGAGGCGCGTGGAGGCCATCCGCAAGATCTGCGCGGGTAAGCACGCCACCATCGAGGCCCAGGCCATCGAGGACGGCTGGGACACCACGCGGTGCGAGCTCGAAGTGCTCCGCGCCTCCCGGCCGCGCGTGCCCGCCGCCGCGTCCCAGTCCCGCGCCACCAGCCCCCAGGTCTTCGAGGCCGTGGCGCTGATGGCCAGCGGGCTGCCCCATTCCCGGGTCGAGGCGATCTATGCCGAGCCGGTCCTGGACGCGGCTGACAAGCTGCGCGGTGTGGGCATCCAGGAGTTCTGCGAGATGGCCTCGGGCCGGCAGCTGCCGCGTTTCCGGCGGGACGCCTCGGGCTGGCTGCAGGCCGCGTTCAGCACGACCAGCCTGCCGGGCATCCTCTCCAACATCGCCAACAAGATGCTGCTGGAGGGGTACAACTACATTGAGGATGCCTGGCGGAGCATCGCGAAGATTGCCTCCGTCAACGACTTCAAGGAGCACACCCGCTACCGGATGACCGGCAGCTTCCAGTTCCAGCAGGTCGGCCCCGACGGGGAACTCAAGCACGGTCAGCTGGGCGAGCAGCAGTTCGGCCAGAAGGCCGACACCCACGGCATCATGTTCGCCCTGACGCGCCAGATGATCATCAACGACGACATGGGCGCGTTCACGGACATCCCGCGCCAGATCGGCATGGGCGCCGCCGAGGCCATCGCCGACGCGGTGTGGGGTCTGTGGCTCAGCAACCCGACCCAGTCCGACGGCAAGGCGTTCTTTCACGCCGACCACAAGAACTACGCCGAGGGTGCGGGCACGGCGTTGACGGTCGACGGCCTGACCGACGCCGAGGTGACGTTCGGCAAGCAGGTCAAGCCCAACGGCAAGCCGCTGGGCATCCGCCCCAGCCTCCTGCTGGTGCCGATGGCGCTGAAGGTCCCGGCGGAGATGCTCATGAAGAGCATCCAGCTGAACGAGACCACCACGGCCAACAAGGCCAAGCCGTCGGCCAACCCGCACGTGGGCAAGTTCGACGTGGTCTCCAGCGTGTACCTGTCGAACACCACCTTCACCGGGGCCTCGGACAAGGCGTGGTATCTGCTGGCCGATCCCAACCGCCTGCCCGCCATCGAGATCGCGTTCCTCAACGGTGTGGACCGGCCGACCGTTGAGAAGACCGACGCGGACTTCAACACCCTCGGCGTGCAATTCCGCGGGTACATCGACTTCGGGGTCCGGGAGCAGGATCACCGCGGCGCCTTGAAGATGAAGGGCGAGTAGCGCCCCAGGCGTCCCCCGCAAACCACGAACCATAAGGAGCAGCACTGATGGCTCATACAGTCAGGTTCATTCACAAAGGTGACGCGATTGACTACACGCCTGCCGAGGCCGTCTCGGCCGGCCAGGTGGTCGCGTCCAACGATTTGCTCGGAGTGGCCAAGCTCGACATCGCCGCCGGCGCCCTGGGCGCCTTGGCCGTGACGGGCGTGTTCGACTTCCCCAAGGCCTCCGGTTCCGCCATCGAGTTCGGCGAGTCGGTGTACTGGGACGAGGCCGAGGAGGTCGCCAAGCTCGACGACGAGTCGGGCGCCAACCCGCTGATCGGGCAGACGGTCGCCCGGGCGGCGGACGACGACGAAACCGTCCGCGTGCGGCTCAGCCAGGGCTACGTCGGCAACCTGAACGACGACACCGAGGCCAGTGAGTCGGCGTCGGCCAGCGCCTCTGCCTCGGCCAGCGATTCCGCGTCGGCCTCCGGCGTGTAAGGACGGGAGACCCCAAGCGTGGCCGACATGCTCGAACAAGGCGCCGCGTGGCTGAATGGGATGCGCACGAAGCACGCATCCCAGCCGGTCACGTACGTCCGCGGCACGGATGCCGTCGAGCTGTCGGCCACGCTGGGCCAGACCACCTACGAGATCGCCGACGAGTACGGCGCGACCGTCGAGGCCAAGGCTGCGGACTTTCTGGTGAGTGCGGCCAACCTGGTTCTGGGCGGCACGAAGGCCCTACCCGAGCCCGGCGATCAGATCCGCGTGACAGCCGGCGACCAGCTCCAGGTGTTCGAGGTAATGGACCTGGGCGGTGCCGGCCACTGGCGGCCCAGCGACCCGTACGGCCACACGCTTCGGATTCATGCGAAGTACGTAAGCACGGAGGCGGTGACGTGACGACCGGACACATTCTTCTGGGCATCGCAGGCATCCTCCTGGGCGGCGGGGTGCTGACTGGCGCGGTGTGGTGGGTCGTATCGGGCCTGTTCGGTCTGCGGGCCCGCCTGGCCCTGGTTGAGGGCGAGATCCAGCACCTGAAGGCCGAGATCGCACAGATCCACTCGACCTGCCACGGGCGGGAACTGTGGCTCCAGTCCACGTGCAACACCATGGGCCGGATCGACAAGAACGTCGTGAAGATCGCGGCCAAGCTGGACATCGAGATCGAGGAGTAGCGCCGTGTCGGTGGCCGTGGACATCGCTGAAGCCGTCAAGGACGCCCTGAACGCCGCGACGTTCTCGCAGGCGTTCACGGCCACCCGCCAGTACCGGCCGGCCTTCGAGCTCAAGGACATGGCCACCTTGCACGTGACGGTCGTGCCGCACGCGGTCGACGTCCAGTCGCTGTCCCGCACGAAGCAGCAGTACGACGTCCAGGTTCACGTGGCGGCGCAGAAGAAGCTCTCCGCAGGGGCCGACAGCCCCGCCGAGATCGACCCGCTGATGGACCTGGTGGAAGAGGTCATGGACTTCTGGCGGCTGCGGCGGCTGGAAGGCGCGGGTGCGACGTGCGTGGCCGTGGCGAACGCCCCGATCTACGCGACGGAACACATGGCGGAATTCCGCCAGTTCACCAGCCTGATCACGCTGACGTTCCGGCTCTTTCGCTGAGAGACAGCCCTATGTTCACGATGGACTTCAGAGCGGCCAAGCAGGCGTTCTTCACCTCGCCCGCGGTGACGGGTGCGGTGGATCGCGCCACGCGGAAGGTCCTCTCGAAGTTCGGGGCGTACGTTCGCCGGGGCGCCCGCAGCAGCATCCGCAAGCGGAAACGCGTATCGCAGCCCGGCAAGCCGCCCAGCAGCCACAGTGGCCTGCTGAAGAAGTTCATCTTCTTCGGCTACGACCGGGCGGCCCAGTCCGTGGTGGTCGGCCCGGTGGCATTGCGGAGCAAGGCGGAAGCGCCGGAGTTGCTGGAACACGGCGGCCAGGTGCAGCGCCGCGTGGGGCGGCGCCGGCCCAAAGTGAAAGTGATGCGATACCGGCCGCGACCCTTCATGGCGCCGGCCTTCGACACCGAAAAACCCAAGCTGCCGGCCATGTGGAAGGACTCCGTGGCCTGAAGCCCCAAGGAGAGAACCGTGAATATTCTCGGGATGGACGCGCATCTGTTCTTCTGCGTCGACGGCGCGGGCGGAAGCCCGACGTGGACGGAGATCACCAACGTCAAGGACCTGACGCTGAACCTGGAGAAGGGCGAGGCGGACGTCACCACCCGCGGCAACAACGGCTGGCGGGCCACGGTCGGCACGCTCAAGGAGGCCAGCGTCGAGTGGGACATGGTGTGGGACACCGACGACGCCGGCTTCGCGGCCATCAAGGACGCCTACTTCGACAACCTGCTCATCGGCCTGGCGGTGCTGGACCGCGTGATCGACGACCCCGACGCCGAGGGCCTGATCGCCGACTTCTCCATCACCAACTTCAGCCGGTCCGAGCCGCTGGAGGAGGCGCTGACCGTCAGCATCACGGCCAAGCCGACGTACTCGACCACGGCGCCGCGCTGGGTGCCCGAGGACGAGGGCAGCGAGTCGGCGTCCGCCAGTGCTTCGGCCTCTGTGTAGCACAGCCACAATCGGGAAGGGAGTCCCACGATGAAGACGTTCAAGGACAACGCCGGCCGCCTCTGGCAGGTCGAGATCACCACCGACACCGTCAAGCGCGTGCACGGCCTGCTGGGCGTGCATCTGGCCATCGAGACCCTCTCGGGCGACCTGATGGACCGGCTCGTGGACGACCCCGTGCTGCTCTGCGACGTGCTGTACGCCGTCTGCAAGCCCCAGGCCGACGAGGCCGGTGTCAGCGACGAAGAGTTCGGCCGTGCCATGGCCGGCGACGTGATCGCCCAAGCCACCGACGCGCTGCTGGAGGAGTTGGTGGGTTTTTTCCCGCAGGGCCGGCGGGAGGTGGTGGCGCAGGCCCTGGCCAAGAGCCGCAAGCTGCGCGGGATCGCCATCGACTGGGCGACAAAGCGCCTGGCCGGCGACGAGATCGAGACCGAGCTGAAGCGGAGGCTCGAAGCTGCTGGCGAGCGGTCTGGGAACTCGCCGGCATCGTCGGCGTCGACCCCGGACCGCTGACGCTACGAGAACTGGTGCGGATGGCCGAGGCCCGCATGCGGGCCAACTGGGACCCGGCCGCGGCGCTGCTGGCGCTGATCGCCAACGTCCATCGCGACCCGAAGAAGGGCC